CGGACTGCATCAGAGAGATGTCGTCCTCGACACCGTTGTCGGACTCGAGCAGACCGTTGATCATCTGCGGTGACATCTTGATTTCGATCGCGCGGGCCAACGGGACCGCCGTGCCGTACTTCCATTTGCTAGTATCGCTGTCATACTCCCACGGAATCCACGTCAGGTTTTCTACCCCGATCGGTTTTCCTACATATTTTCCCATGTTACGTTACCTCCTTTGTGAGTGCTACGTAGCACTCGATTATGTGCCGGAAATAGCCATCTTCCGGGTCGTAAGTCGTGATCATCTCATCCAACGGGACCCGGAGCGCTTCCAGCGCGTTGTAAATCTCATCGGCGACCGTGTCGCCATCGTCTTTTGTGTACCGGTTGATCGTGACTTTAATCAGCACGTCATCCGATGCGTTGTCGCTCATCCACGTCTGGCGGTGATGCGGCTCCCAAATCGTGTAACTCGGATCCGACCCGGCGTAAAAATATTTCTTCAGTTTCGGATCGTGCTCGAGGAGGAACGCCTTCAATTCATCAATCGTCATCGGGCACCTCCTCCAACCGCACGGGATACTTTGTCATCCGCCTTTCGAGGGATAAATCCATCACAGGCGGCGACACATCCGGGATGTACTGGATCTGTCGGATCGTGTACTGCTCCGTGCCGATCATCACTACATGGAGGGATGTCACCTGTTCCAGCCGGTGACAGCGCACGAGCCGGGTGATCGTGGCCGCCACTTGCTGGGCCGACCAAAAACGGTTCATTCCGACCATGCGCTCGTCATATCGGAGTTTCCATTTCGGGATGAGCCCTTCTTTAGGCATTTCGCCGGGTTCGCCAATGTCGCCCAGCTTGCATACCCAGAGGACCCCGTCCGTCAGCGGTGCAATCTTACTCGCCATCGCCGTCACCTGCACTTGTTGCCTCTTCGACAGCCTTGTCGAGCTGGAACGACGTCAGATCGCTGAAATAAAGTTCCGTGAATTGCGACAATTGTTTCGCGTTCGCGTAAAACACGTATTCTTTTAGCAATCGCCGCTCGTCCGTCCCGTCCGCCCAAGTCAGCGTCTGGCCATGGGCGAGCCGGTTGAGATAAGCCTTGCCGTCCTGGATGTAGTCCAGGAGGCGGTCGTCCAGGTCGTCGTCTGACCAGGTGTAGGCAAGGTGGCGCCGGACCACGGTCAGGAGCTCGTCATCAATATTGCTTTCCAAGGTGTTCTCGTCTGCCATGCGTCCGGCCCGCCTTTCTATCAGTCAGCCTCAATGATTTTTTCAATCACTGGGCGGCCCTGTTTGTTGCCCGATCCCAAGAGCTCATCAATGCGCTCTTGGCTCGGTCGCTTTCCTTTGCGAGGGTATTCTTCCCCCTCAAGGTAGATGTGATCGTCGTCTTTCAGGTCCTTGAAGCTACTCACAACCCGATACAATACTTTTGGTGCCGGTTTCTTGGCTGGTGCTTTTTTCTTCTCAGCCATGACTACGCCCCCCCAGGTTCGCCTTCTTCGCCGTCTTCGACAACCGCGATGGTCTTCAGCGGAGCTTCTCCCGGCTCAACTTCGACCGATCCGGTGATCTGAACAGGCTGTTGCAATTCCGGTACAGTAACCTCCACGGACACGTCTGTATCCACCTGCGGGACAAACGGCGCAAGTTTGGAAATGTCGAGCACGACAAACGATGTGTTGTCTTTCGGCAAGCCGTTCCCGAGCATGTGGATCGCGTAGGTGCGATTCTGCTCAAGGAATTTATACTCATCAGAGAATTCAAGCTGGCCTTCTTCACTGCCCGCGATGGTCCCGAGGTACTGCTTGCTGATTCCGAGGATTGCAGTGCCCGCCTCAAGCGACGCGCACTCAACAAAATCAATGTTGTAAGGGACCACATCAATGTACCCCAACGGGCCGAGGACCTTGCGCGCGGCAAGGACCTTCACCTCGTCGGCCGGGGAATACGCGAAAAATAATCCGCGTGCCGGACGACGGCGATCACCAGAGTGGACCTTGAGTTTTGCGATCTGAGCGCCAAGCTCAGAGATACTGAAGTTAGCGATCTCCGATGCTGTTTTGATCGGGTATACACCCTCAGAAACAGAGCCCGCAAGGTTGCGCACCATACCAATCGGCTGATTCTTACCGGTTCCTACGACAAAACCTTCTTCGAGCCCGAATGCCAAAGCATCTTTCAGGACGGTGCGGACGTAGCTGTCAATCCATTCAGCGCCAAGCGCCAACATCGGTTTTGAAACGAAGATGTAGGCCGACAAGTTGTGCTTGCCTGTCTCAACCGCATCCACCTCACCGGCGAGCTCTGTGGTGATGCCCGCAGTGAGCACGCCCCACGTCGCTTTCTTGACGCCCGTCTTGTTGTAGATCATTTTCACGTTCGAAGGCGTGTACATAAAGTCCACATGCTTTAAGATCGGATACTCTTGCGCAAGGTCGTCAAACACTGTGTCAAACACTGTCTGAGGGATCGTGTCGCCGAGACCTGCGATCGCCTGTCGGGGATCGGGAGAGTCAAGCGCCTGGATCAGTTTCTCGTAATACTTCTTTTCCTCGCTTGTCAGTGAGCGCACGCCGCGCTGGGCGAGTACCGTCGCATCTTGAGACGCGCGATACTGATCAAACGCCTCCATCGTTTCTTTTTGATAAAGCTCGCTGAGCTCTTCTTGTTTTTGGATGAAACCGTCGGTGTCACCCTCTTCCATTGCCTGCTTCATTCCTGCAAGCAGAACTTGTCTTTTTGCCTGTTCGGCATCTAGTGATTTCATAATTCCTTCCTTTCTGCTGCTCTCACGAATGCAGCCAATAAATTCTGAGAAGGCGGTGCCTCCTCTTGTTGAGGTGGCGCCTCTTCCGGGTCGCCCTCGTCGGTTTCCTGCGACGGCTCAATGACCGTCTCTGTCTCTATCTCCTCCGGTTCGGTTTCCGGTTCAGATACTTCTTCGACCGGATCAATCTCCGGTTCAGGTTCGGGGCCAAGCCCCAACATTGCGAATGTGATCTTTTGCTTGATTTTGTTGTACTCAGCCGCGGCCAGCACACGATCCGCCAAGCCTAGCTCGATGCATTCTGTCGCATTCAGCCAGGTTTCCGCGTCCATCAACTCGATCAGCTTCTCTTCGGTCAGTTTGTCGCCCGCTTTTTCCAGGTACATCTGGCGATTCCCAACCATGATCCGGTCGAGATCGTCTGCCGCTTTGCGGAGTTCTTTCGCATTCCCGGCCACGATCGTCCACATCGTGTGGATCATCTGCATGGATCCGGTCAGCATCAGCACCTCGTCACAGGCCGTCAACAAAAATGACGCCGCCGAGGCCGCCCAGCCGTCGACGTACGCCGTTTTTTTCGCGGGGTGCCGGAGCAAGTGCGCCCGGATCCCCATCGCTTCGAGCACGGACCCCCCACGCGAGTTAACGTACAGGTTGATCTGCTCGACGTCTTTGTGTTCATCGAGGACCGCCTTAATCGCCGCCGCGCTTGTCTCGCTCTCGATCACCTCGCCCGTCCACCAGTTTCGCTCGTCCGGCTCGATGTCGTCGTAGATGTACAGCTCCAGCGCGGTGTCAGCCGATTGCTTCGCCTCGATCATCTGTCGGACCGGTCGACCGTGCGCGTCAACCGTCCGCTGTCTAATTGTTTTCATGACTCATCTCCTTCGTCTTCGTTTTCGCTTGCGCCATCAATAACCTCACCCGTTATTTCGTCCGCCGTTCCGAAATTCTTCGTGATCAGATGCTCATCCGCGATCGGGTCGTCCGTTTTCGGTCGCCCAATTTCGGTTCTGAGTTCGTTAATCGTCATCACGCCCGAGCCGATCAATTTCTCGATCGCTCCCGCGTTCCCAAACAGGTTGAAATGTTCCGCCTTCGATGTGTCGATTTGAATATAATTGCCATATTTGAGAATCTCTTTCTCCTTGAACAACGTCCTTGTGAGTTCGGTTGAGATCAAATGCGCAAGAGGATCAATCCCCTCCGTCAACCACTGATTAAACTGGGCCGCGACCGCTTTCGCATCGCCTCCGCCGCGCATCAGCGCCGGAGGGATCCCGAACGCGAGCGCCGTAAAATCATAAACGTCGTCAATCATCGACCGGTAATCTCGGGTCGAACTCATCTCACGATCTTTATTTAGATCTTGGAAGTTGTAACCTTGTTGAACCGACACGATCGCATTCTGGTTCTCCCAGAGGCCTTTCAGACGATTCTGGACGAGCTCCGCTTGCTTGCGTTGCTCCTCCTCGTTCCCGCCGCGCTGGCCCTGGATCGTCATCACACCCTTGAATCCCGAGCTCTGGATCTGTGATTTCATGGCCGCCCCTAGCATTTTTGAGTAGGAATTATAAATCCCGTCCAAAACGCCTTTGATATTCTTGTTCGCCAACCGGATATAGAGGACGTCGCTCATTTTGTGCACGCCCTGTTGTTTTTCGCCCTGGATCGTAATCTCCGAGAACACCCAGTCGGTCGTCGGGGCTTTTTCAACCGTGAAATGCTCCGCGATGAACAGTTCGTCCCGAACCTCGATCACAAGCGCCTCATTTTCGCTGTACAACTGCCAAACGAGCTGTTTCATCCAATCCGGGCCGTTTTGGTTCCGATTTGGCTGATAATTCAGCCGAAAGTAGTCTTTCCCGCGTGTTTCGACCGCTTTTTCTTGTTTTCTGTCCCATAAATACGTCCGAATCTCGCAACCGGACAGGATTCGGGCGATTTTATCCACCGCCGTCACAAACGCCAGCTCGCGCACACGGCTTTCGGCGTCGGCATTCCCGAAAATCGTCTCGAAGTCAATCCCTTCAGTGTCGTACCCGCCCGCGAGCCATCGAAATAACTTACCTTTAATTCCCACTATTCCGCCCCCCTTATTAGC